AAACCAAAAAAAAAGTAATTATGACAAAAAATGACGAAAAAAATATCACGGCGATGGGGGAATTCATCGCGGTTGTGGACAACGGATTTGTGTATCATGGTGATTTTTCAACGGATGGTGAATTTTACCTGATCTCGCACGCGGAAAATATCCGGGTTTGGGGAACAACCAGGGGGCTTGGGGAATTGCGCAGCGGAAAAACCGCAAAAACGGTTGTGGACGAATGCGGTGAGGTTTTAATACCAAAAGCACGGTTATGCCATTTGATTCGCGCGACTTGGAACCGCTAGGAAATTTTTCCGGGGGGTGGACGCGCATCGTTAATTCCGGGTCCGGGTCCGGGGACGGGGCCAGGTCCGGGTCCGGGTCCGGGTACGGGGACGGGGACGGGGAATCGCGGGAATTGCTTTGCTGAAAACGTAATTACACCATGACAACCGAGTATAAAATCTTAACGGAATGACTGCCAGGGCAATACTGTCTTTGAATTCTACTATGAGGATTTGCCCAAGGAGTGGGATAGCAACCGGATGGAGTGCGCCGGGATTACGATACGGGCGCAAGCGCGGCTGATGTGCATCATGTCCGAGATGGTTTAGGGCAACGCGCGTGGGGATTTGATGTGGGAAAATAAAAACCCCACGTCCCGTAACACACCAACCGGGACGTGGGGAACCTATAACTTAACCCCGAGAATTATTTTTTAGCTTTCAGAGCTTCGGCAACAGCGGAGGCAATGGCGTCAGGCAAACCGGCCACCAGTTCCGCCAACACCTTAACCGGGTCGGACAATGCATCGCGCTTCTTGTCGCGGTCGGCGGTGGCCTGTTCGGTGGCGACTTCAGCGGAAATGCGAGCCACAGCGCCAGGGGTCGCGCGCTCAATCTTCTTGGCGACCATCAATTGCGCCACAAGCGTCTTGTCGGCGGGACTCAAATCCTTTTCGTCGGTAGCGGACCCGATGGCGAACACCGCCCCTTTGTGGATGTGCGTCTCAGCGGGTTTTCCGCCAACCGTCAAATAGGTTTGGGAGAACCCTTTGGTAAGGCCAGCCAGCTTGGCTGCCTCATCCGACACGTTTTCGATTTTGATCGGCTTGCCGGTCGGATTGGCGAAAGCATTTGTGCAAATGTAAAACATACGTTTTCGATTGTTGTTCTGGGTTTCCAGGGTTTAGTTGATCGTCTGGCCGTTGATGAGTGCGACGGAAGTAAAGTTCGTCACGGTGCCGCCAGTAGTGTAGATCGTGCGAACATAACGGTTCACGTCATCGGCGCGGATGCCAACTTGAACATACGGAGAGCCAAGGGTGAGCGGCCAGGTAATGTTGGTGAACACGTTGGGGGCGTTGTATGGCGTGTTGAATCCGGCGCTCGCGGCGACGGGATACGTTACCGTGAACGGGGAAAGTTCAAGGTTGGTTGCGCCAAACGTGAAGCTCGTATTGTAGCCATAAATGTTGTTCGTGTAAATGAACGTGGTGGGCGCGGTAATCACGGCGTAGTTCAACACATTCACCCAGTTGGTGAGGTCGGGGGAGCTTTGCAGCGTCACCGCCAGGGTGCCCCCGGAGGTGCCGGTATTCGTGTACGAATTGAAGTCGCACTTGGCCGTTCCGCACAGCTTCACGATGTCCACCGGATTATTGGTGATGAGGTTGACGCCGCCGTTCACGGTGAAGTTTTGCGCCGGGGACAACACAAAGGTACGGGTCAGGCTGAATGTGTCGAACCCGATAAGCGCGTAGGCCGAAGAACAAGCCGTCAAGGCAATCGCCAGCAGGGAGATTTTGATTTTATTCATGGTGTTCAAATGTTGATTTATGATTGTTGATTGCTATGGCTGTGATTATTGCGTAACAGCATCCAAGCTGCGGATGAACGCCTGAGCGTGGCGCAAGGCAACGTCAAAGTAGGTATTGAACGTCACCGCCACTTCGTCTCGGTCGGCGCGGGTGTAATTGTCCAGGATGGTGTTGATTCCGCCCCAAGAACCGATAATGAGGTGGCTGAACACGCCCGCCAGCAATACGTCGCCGGGAATCTGTTGGCTGGCAACCGCCGTGCAACCCAGTACTTCGCCGTCCTCTTCATTACCTTTCCACATGGCATTGGTCGAGCCGGAAACAACCGTCGAACCAACAAGGGTTTCAGGCAAAACAGCCATGCGGCCCTGACCGGAGGATGTGGTCGTAAACGCCAGTCTGCCGGGCACGTTGGCTTTGCGGATGGAGGTGCGGAAGCTGACCAACTGCGCGTAGGTCATCGTTCCACCAAGTAGAATTTGACCAATTCCGGGCTGATTCAGCAAGCCAAGCGGCTGGTCGCCAGCGCCGGCACCGTTGAACGCCATTTCGTCCTGGTACAGCGCCAATACGGCGGCGTGGTCATTCCAGATGAGAGCCTCGAAATCCGGGGGTGCCTGAATCAGCGCCAAGCGGCTGTAATATTGGCGGGAACCAATCCGGTGGGGGGTCATGCGGATTTGACCCAAGGTTTGGTCATAGGGCTGCAACTGCGCGCCTTCCGCCATGGACTGCGCGATGGTGGCCGCTTCCTGGCGCGGAAACACCTGGTCGCCCATCAAGCCGCCAAGGTAGGTGGCACCAAGCGCCGAAACAACGATCTTGTTGCGCAAGAGTTCGATGTACGGATGGAATTCGGGAGAAATCAAAGCGCCAGCGGTGGCGAAATCTTCCGCCAGAGCATCGCGGGTGACGCGGCTACGCATCACTTTCCGCCCGGTGGGAATCTTGCTGCGGCAGTTGCGCGGCGAGATGAACCCGCCAGCGTCAGCCAGGCGAGCGCCGCCGGGGACATCGTGAAGCTGCTTGCGGATGTGAGCATCATACTCGCCTTCCGCGCCATCGGGCTTCAGGCCGGTGGATTGCACTCCGCGTTTCTGCGCGTCGGCCAATGTGCGTTTCATCACGTCGAAAATATCGCCGCAGCGGGAGCCGGGGCCGTCCTCGGCAGCGTGGACTTCGGCAAAAATGTTCTCCTCGGACACGGAATCCCGCTTGAAGTCGTCAACGCGACTGCGGAACATCTGGCGGATTTCGGTGTCGGGCTTGTCATCGCCCATCGCCTGGCATTCCAAAGAAGCGATGTGGATGGCGTCCCGGAGGTACGTCGGAATGGTTTTGCCTTCAGCGTTTTTCTTGCGGGCAATGCGGGAGCCAAAATCGCGGACGCATTCAGCCTCAAGAGCCTGAAGCTCCTTGTTGCGAGCGCCCAGGCGGTCGGTCTGGGTTTTCTGAGCGGCCTCAATCTCCATTTTGCTGCGATAACCCCGCTCGGTCAACGCGCGCTTCACATGCTCGTTGTCGAGATTGTCAACAATGAGTTCGGGAGTGATCTTGGTAGGATTATCAGCCATAAAATTTGTTCTGGTTATAATTTGTAGTTGCGTTGCCGCTGTCGGTAAAACGGCAGAGTCAACTTTTGCGGCAGCCGTCCGGGTCCATCGCGTGATTGGATTGACGCCTCTTTCCACCGGCTCAAACGACATTTTGGGCACAACCTCGTTGGACTCTCCAAGTTCCGCGTTGGTGCCATCAAAAGTGAAATCAACTTCGTGGTAGTGGTTGCTGTACGCCGGGCTTTCAACATAGGCCAGCCACTTGTAATCGCCACCGCTGGCGACGTGCTGGATGTCGTTCACGCGGTAATCGGAATACTTGTCTCCGTTCTCGCGCTCGCGCTTGAACCGCTTATCCGAATACAGGGCGGAAATCACCGCCGATTCCACCTGGTTATGCGAAACCTGTTTTTCAGTTCCGTCCTTCGCCTTGGCGCGGTACATGCGACCGGCTCCCGCCCGCTCGGTTTCTTCGTTTTCCGCCGGGGTTTCGGCGTCGGCGCAATCCTGGCACACATTCGCGCCGTCGCGCTGAACCATGTCGCCCGTCTCGTAACGCTCTCCACAACGGATACAAGCGCATGTGGTCCCTGCCTTTGAGCGGTTGGTTTGCGCATCTGGGTCGGCGGGAACAGCAACGCTGGAAGCCTCGCATGATTCGAATGCGAACTTGTGCCCGGTGCGGCCAGTGAATTCGCCTTCGGTGATGATCACCGGGCCAAGATATTTTGTGTGCCTGTAGCCGGCGCTGAAATTGGGGCGACTGCCCGCCGCTACTTGCTTGGAACGTGTTTGTGAGAGCTTGGTGATGCCGTCAAATTCGATAACGGCGCGGGTGCATTTGTCGGTCGAAAGAACGTGCTGCCGAATGCTGCCCAGGTGGCGATTGTCGAAATGCTCATCCAGCAACGCGGCTTTGTTCGGCGGGTTGGTCCGCGTCAGGTTTACGTGCTCGGGGTCGTGGCTGAGGATTTCAACGTAAAGCTCCCCCTCTTTGGCGACGCCCAACTTTTCGTGCATTTTGCGAGCGATTTGATTGGCGGGGACTTCGCTGGTGAGTTTGATCTGAAATACACTGGGAGACTCCTTTTGCGCCTCCGCTGCGGCATAGCGATAGACCGGCTTTTCTGTCCCCCAATCCACTGTCACGGGGGCGAAAGTCGGTTTCTGGTTGTCGTTTGCGAATAGTTCGGCGCTCATGTCAAAGCGCCAAAGTCAAACCGTCACGCGCTATAATTGATGTCCACTAAATCAAATCGGTACACCAAACCGCCCTCAATAAACCCGCCGGTCCAGAGCATCATTGTAGTGCCTGGGTCGTTGGGGTTTTGCTTCAAAAGAACCGGGCGCACTCCCTTTATGAGCGAAATGCCCTGCAATGATGCCGTGTCGGATGCGAGAAATTCGCATTGTTCCACCCTGGTTTTGAATGATTTACCGTCCGCCAAATCCCAGTCCTGAATTGTTTCGCTCACCGTGCACGGTATCACCACTCCCCCAATCGTAATTGTGACACCCTGCGTCCGGTCCTCGCTGCCCGCGAGAATCTCTTGCATCTCGCGGATGTTGTCGGCGTGTTCTTGGAAAATGGGATTCATGTCAATGCTCGCCGTTCATGCTCATCTTCATGATCTCCAATGTGTCATTGCTGAAGCGGGAGCGGGATTGGGATTTTGACACCGGGTTGGATGTCTTGCTCTTGGCTGGCGCACTGGCGTTGCTGGTGTCCATTGGGTTTTCAACCGCCTGGCCGGGGACGCCCTTGGCAACAGATGGGCGCGTCGGGTCGGCGGCGCTGAAATCCAAACCATGCTTGGACGCCTCGGTTTTCGCGGTGGCGTACATGGAATACAAATCCTCCACGCAAACCCCGTTGGGCAATTCGTCTTGAACCTGCTGCGGGGGCATGATTCCGGCCTCCAGCGCCAGGATGAGGGTCTGCATCTGCACCAGCGGGTTTACAAACGCCCACCGTTTGGCTTTGAAATCAGCCGCATCAATGTAGTCATCCAGCTTTGAGAGTTGAATAAAGTCAAAGCCGCGCCGGTCGAACCACCCGCTTGCAATGGCCGCGCGCAACGACTCGCGCAACAGCCGGAACAGCCAGGTTTCCTTCAAGTGCTGCTGGCGAATCCTGCACCAATCCTGAAAAGGTATTTGGCACATCAACCCGGCGATGAAGCCAAGGTTTTGAAAATCGCCGCTCGCATGTTGATATGAAGCGCCGGTTGCCACGGCCACCAGCCGATGGTTATCCAGCCGGAAATCGTGGCTTTCGGAGGTCGGAAATTCGGGCGCTAAAACCTTCGCCTTCACGCCCACCGGCAGCGTGCGTTCTTGTCCGGGGCGCATGGTTTGAACCGGGCTTCCGCTGGCTTGCTGGTTTGCCGCTGGGTTGGGTTGCGCGTCAGCGCCAAGCGACGCGGCCAGGTTTGACTGCGTATTGTAAAACTGCTCGCGCAATTCTTGCGGCAAATCCATGCCGGTCGGAGCATCTTTTTCGAGGACAAACGCGCGAATGTGGCTGGCGATGGCGCAAAGCGTCAGGGCTTTGTCAAACTGGTTGTTGCGCCAGATCGGCTGAACGGCGGCGTCCATCTCAGTTTGCCCAATCTCCTGCTCGGCTCGGTTCATCAAATTGTTGATGTGGATAACATCCGCCGCCGGGACTTGCTCGCGGAAGTTTTTTACTCCCGCCGTGCGGTCGATATAAGAATCGAATGGCCCGTAAAAGTCGTTGGGGTGCCGGGTCAAGATCCAGTAGGCGAGCGGGAATTTCCAGCGCGGATGATACTCAATGCTTCCGCGAATCGGATTGTTTGCGCCAAACCTGCCGTCTTTGGGCGAATATCCCATGTAGGTTTCCTGGAGTCGGTCCTCCTCCAAATCTTCGACGGCGAATTTAATCTCGTTGAATTCGTAATCCCGGTGCAACCGGCACACCATAGAGCCGGGGCCAATCAGTTCGGCCTCCACCACTCGGGCGAATTCCATGAACGAGAATTTTTTCCGCGTGTGGAAGTTCTCTGGGCGGCAGAACCATTTCCAAAACTTTTCGATGGCGGCATTGGTGTCCTCATCGGGAACAAACTTGGTAATCGGTTTTCCAGTTGTCTCGTCCCGCACGTCCTGCATGTCGCCGCAGCGCATGTCCAGCTTAAATGGGTCGGGACCGATGACGTTGTTTTGAAAGGTGCGCTCAATGGCGCGGCCCTGGGGGGTGTCCTTTACCAGTGTGCGGACCCGCGAGCGGACGGAATATTTGCTGGGAAGGATTTCCGAATTCGCCGCGCCATAGGTGCCCTTGAAGTCGGCGTTGTATTCCGTCATTTCCGCCGCCGCGTAGGCCCGGCCCATGCGGTTGAAGTCCTCAATCATTCGGATGGCTTCATTGCGTTCCGGCTTGAGGTTTTCCCACGCCTTGACTATCTGCAACAGCGCCGCCGGGTCCATCGCCGGGCGCGCAACGGCTTCCGGGGCTGCCTGTCCCCCGCGTTTCTCAAAAAATGACCGTCCTAGAATTTTCATAAAGCTCTATGCTCCAATGTAAAAGATGGGGCGGGACACGTTTCCAGCCGGGCGTCCATTCAGGGCGTTGTCTGTCTGGATTTCGTTGGTTCGGCGCTCGCACCAATAATTTTCCTCCTTGCGCATCTTTTCAATGTCCTGCATGACAATCCGGGTGCGTTGCGCTTCGGTTTCTCTGGCCAGCCGCTCGTACAGTCTTTCCAGGGTTTTGCGAATCGACATCAACATCCGCTCGGCGGTGGTCAAAACCGGCTTGTTGTTTGTTTTGTCGTCAAAATCCGGTGTTAAAGTCAACGAGTTGTAGAAAATCTGGTGCTTGGCCGGGATGCCGTCGTTGACGATCTCCTCGCTCAGAATGTATTCCTTGGCCGCCAAGCCTTGCGCCCAATTTGGGACTTTTACCAAATGCGAGTTGGGATTGTTCGGGTCGGCGGCGCTGACAAATTGGGCCACCTCCTTGCCGGAATCCTTGTCCGTCAGGGTGCCGCGAATGTACCAACCATCAGAGGGGAGGTAAGTAGGAAAGAAACGCTCAAAATAAAGCGTGTCGTTGGCGGCAAACCTTGCCGGTTCGCGGTCCATTATGTTTTCCGTGGCCATTCATAATCCGCCCCAAGTCACCGTTTTGACCGCATAAAGCTTTCGCCTTTTGGTGATTATTTTGTACCCCTCATCTTACGCCTGAGACGGTCCAATACATTCTCAGTCGGCATAATGCTTCTTGTGAATTTCACAAAACGGCTCACCACAGCAACAGCAGGGCGGGCAATCAAAGGCGAACCTGATTGGAATCAGCACTTCCTTAAATCGTGTTTTGGGCATTGGTGTTCAAGCTATCGGGGCAGCGACGTGGCCAAGCAATCCATCCTGGGCAATCCCGGCAAGCTGCATCAACCCGGTATCGCGGTATTCGGTGGGTCGGCTTTGCTTGTCAAAGTCCTCATACTTCTTGCTGCGGTCGTTAAAGTATCGGCTTTGCAATTGCTGCTCGTAGGTCGAATTGTCTCGTTCACGGTCCAGAGTCATCTGCAAAAGTTCCTGGCTCGGATTTCCCGCCGCGTCCACGATAATCAGCCGGTCGCGCGGCAGGGTGGCCCACGTTACGTCAACGCCCCCGCTCAAGATGGAATCGAACTGCATTTCAAAATACAGGTTGCTCCAGGTGAGTTTCCATAAAAACATATTCCAGAGACGCCCGCCCCGGTCGGTGGCTGATTTTCTCTGCGGCATCTGATTGAGCATGTATGCCGCCCCCTTGCCCCCGATGGTGAGCCGCCGGTTGCCGCCTGAACCTTCAGCCAGCCTCCAGGCGCTCGCAAACGGAAGGGCAAACTGGTCGCCGTATGTGGCGGCAATCTTTTTGTCGGGCGTCACCACTTCAAAATACTTGGTAGCCGCCTCCTCCACCTGGCTTGGCATCCATGAACAGTCGATGAACACCCGTGAGCATGGAATTTTCCAATACCGATGTTGCGCCGCGACCAATTCCCATGACGGCAAGAACCCGCGCGCCAGTTGAATTGAATTGCCGCGCTTGTCGAACTCTCGGCATTCAAACCAGAATGTCCCGATGCGCGCCTCGTTGGTCCCCGCATCCGCCGCCTTGTGGCTGTCCACGGTCATCTGGCGGCAGTGATGGTTTGGCATCAACTTCGCCGGGTCTGTCTCGTAGCTGGCGCATGAAATTTCGCGGACGGGCTTTCGGGACATGGCGGCGTCCCACGGTTGCGCCCATCGCTGTTGATAGAAAACCCGCATCGGCGTCAGCAATCCGTTTTCCTCCTTGGCCTTCAGCGCAGTGACGTAATCAATCATCGTCTCGCGCCACGGCACAAACATGCTGGCCGGGTCTGGATTCCAGAATCCCACGGTGTAGCCTGGTGGTGTGTAAAACGTACTTGTGCCGTCCGGGCGCTTGGTTTCAATGCGGTATTCCTGGGCGAACGAGCCGTTGATGTGCTTACGAATTGGCCAGACATCCGGCAACTCAATGCCGCAGTGGTAGCATTCCAGTTTGATGTTCGCGCACGCTGTTTTGATTTCGTCGGCGTTCCGCATGTCGGAAATTTTGCGCGGCAATTTGAATCCGCAGTAGGAGCCGGGCTTTGGGGGTTCCGGCAATACCATATCGCGCGAATCCGCGATATGGTTTTTGACTTGCTCGAAATTGGTCGGCGGAATGGGCGCAAAGTCGCTGGGTCTTTGCCGGTGAAGCTCAAATTGCTGCCGCCCACCGCAGCAAGGGCAAGCCCATGTCAGCGGCACGCGCTTGTGAAGGCTTGTCCAAATCCGGTCTTGATCTTCCTTCACATCGCCAGCCTGGCCAACGATGATGATTTTTCTATCTCCAACCTGCTTGGCGCGGTCAATCGCCTTCTTCATCAAACCGTTGTTTTGGTGAAGCCATCCTTCGTCAATAACCACCACGTCGGCGGGAAGTGATGATGCGGTGGAATCGTTCAATCCGCAGACAACAAGCTGCTTGCCGTTGGTCAATTTGAATTCCATCTTGGAATTATCAAACCTGTTTTCACCAACCGGCAGGAAACGCGCGATGTCGGGATTGTTTTTTAGCGTCTCCATCAATTTGCCGTCGCAGTAACGCCGGGCCTTTTCGTCGGAGTCCAAATAAACCTTTATCCGCATGTAGCGAGAATGAACCAACAAATACTGAATCGCCATGTCCCAGCAGGTGCTTCCCGCCGTCTGCGCCGCCTTCAGCAGCATCATGGTTTCAACATTTGGGTCGTCTATCGCTGTAAAAGGCCCGGCCAACTGGCGGCAGGTGTTGATCTCGAAATGGCGGCAGGTCGCCGGGCGGATAAGCAACGGGAGCGCCTTGCAGTTCTCACACAGGTTGGTGTCTGCCCACTTTCCAATATAGCCTGAGCCAAGCACGATTCTCCGCGTGTAATCGGTTATGGAGCCGCGAAACGACTGGCCGACAGAGCGCCACGACCATGCTTGAAATTGAAGCGCGGCCACGTCGGGTAGGACGGATTGATGGTTTGCGAATGCGCCGCTCATTTGGCGAATTCCTCGCGCCGGGTTTTAAAGTTTACGTTAATCATTGGCGTTTACGGGTAGCATAGGTTTGCGAATCGCTGCGCCCGCTCGCGCTCTTTTGGTGTTGGATTCAAGACTCTTCCTGGCCGATGCCAGCAAAGATAAAGCTCGGTGTCGCTTGGCGACCGGCTGTAAGTGATCTTGAATGTGTTCACCCAATTTGACCAAACGCGGCGCACCAGCATCTCTTCAATTTTGGGCTTCGTCCACCAACGCGCCGGGATTTTGGGATGGTCCGGGTGTTCGGCTTTCCACTCCAGAGCGGCCATGCGCGGCATGAGTTGATACCGGCCAAGTTCTCCCGCCGCGCCAACCACATTGGGGTTGTTGCCGGTTTCGATTTGGGCCAGCGCGGTTAGCATGGCGGAGGTGATGAGGGTGAGGGTCATGGTGTTTTAGATTTCGGTGAAGGCTTTGACGAACTCCGCTGCGACCTGCGGAACGATTGTGTTGCCAGACACGCATTGCCTGCCCTGTTCTTCTCGTAATTGATTGGAGTGGTCGGCCTCGTCGCCATAGCCTTTGGAAATCCTATCGCACGCCGGGCAGTGCTTTTGGTGCTTCCAGACTTTTCCGCAAGTCGGGCATTTGAAAGTTCTTGCTGTCATTTTTTCTTGCGCCTTCTGACTTGGACATTCATCACAAGGATGTCGCCCATCTCCAGCTTGCAAAACAATGCGCTCGGGATTGGGAAATCCGGAATTTCCCTAATCGCGTCGTATTCTTTTTCGATGGGCAGCTTGCATCCGGCATCCGCGCAAACTGACGCCACGCATATGTTGCCCGGCAAAAAGTCAACCTTGGCTGACTTTATTATCATGGCTGCTTTGTAGTGGGTTTTCATGTGTTTTTATTCTTTGTTTTCTGCTGCTTTTTTAACTTCGTTCTCGTATTTGTCTGCCGCGCTGGCGCATCGGTTTTCCACTTCGTCTGTAAATCTGCGGTGCTGCTCTGATAGCCATGCCATGAAAAGCTCGTTCTCGCCCGCCACGAATGCTGCTAACTTTCCGGCGTCTAGCTGGCCGTCGTCTTTCCTTAAACTGCCACCAGTCACAGCCGCCAAGATATGCAATGATGCGGATTGAAGTCGCCCCCTGGCTTCGTCAATGATGGTTTTCTCGTTGCGGTTTTTCCAGTAGTCGTGCTGTTGCCGCAACATCCCGCCAGCCAACCTTGCCGCTTCGGTGACTTTGA